ATTCATACATATCCATACCAACTAATTCCTGTAATCGGACATCTATGAAATAAAAGTCGAAGTTTTCTATGTTGTGGCCTGAAATTACATCGGGGTCTATTTCTTTTATTATTTCGAAAAACTGACGAATTGCTTCAATTTCGTTATGTTTCCTTTCATCGCCTTCTCCGACAACCTTAATGATTTTTTTGTAGCCTTTATTAGTCCAGCAACCAATTTGGGATATCGCGTGTACTTTAGGGTCAAGGCCCTCGGTTTCCAAGTCGAAAATAAATCTCAACAGGTCGTCATAACTTTTATATCCTTTAAATTGGCGTTTGCCGGTTGCCATCATATGTTGTTCAATGGGTTTCGATACAACAAAATTTTCACGTCTGGCTTCCGGATGTTTTGGTTTTGGATATATTGGGACGTCTCCTTTTTCGAAGAATTCCATAAAACGGGAAAAGGACATTTTTCTATTCGCTCGGAATAATATTCTGAATCCATTTTTCATTCGTTCGGGTTCCGTGCCATCGTCCTTTTTCGTTCTCGTGTTTTCACATGAAATGCCGTATTCCGCTAATTTGGTTTTAATTAGCGTTCGGTTTCCTCCGTAAAGTCTTTGTGCCGCATCTGTTTTGCACCAACAGAATGGATGGAATGGGTCTTTTGCTTTTCTTTTAATACCATTTTCATCCCTATAATAGACAGTAACTTCATCATCATTGTATCCACATTCAAATTTGATGATGTGTTCCATTGGATTGGTGCCATGAAGGAAATTTTCGATTTCCTCTTTTGTATATTTCTCCATGAAGTTTTTAAAATTTAATAATTTATTTCAACCATAACGGGTTAAAGTTTATATGCTAATAAACGTCCGCCGTTCAATTCTGATGATAAATATACTACAATTCAAAGGATATTTGCCATGGTGCAAAAAGAAAAAGCGTCACCTGAATTGGCAACGCCTTTGTATATAAATTGATAGGTGTGTAAATTAATCCAAATTTACAATGATGGGAAGTTCTTCGAGATTGATTTGTGAAGCATCCATTGAGCCAACGCCGCTGAAATCATATTGGGCCTTGCCTTTTTCCTGCATATCCTTCACATACTGCGCATGGTCCTTGTAGTAGTAGTTGTCCCAAAGATTGTCATATTCGTTTTTGACGGCTTTTAGACTGCTTCCGACAACATCGATGCGGGGGCATTTTGAGTCGCCCATGTCAAAACCGTCTTCAATTGTCATATGGTATTTGCCATCCTTGAATTCAATTGGCGTGTTTTCATAATATATGACATCACCTTCTTGATGTTGTTCCTCGGGTTCTTCTGTTGGTGTTGATAACGGGGTTATTGTCCCTTCGGGTTCATCTGTGATAGAAGTGTCATCCCACGTTTCAGGCTCATCGTCGGGGTCTATGTTTCTATCCGCACTATTGTTGACATCAGCGTCAATTTTTGCCTCTACATCGTCAGGGTCTTCCTGGTTGAATGCGTCCTTATCAGTTTCTCCGTGATATTCATTACCTTTAGTAATGTCATTAATGTCACCGATTCCGTATTTTGCAAACGGATCATAGTCATCGTCGTCGGATGAAAATTCGGAGAGACCGGCCGGTGCCATTTCAAGAATAACCTCCTTGATAATGTCTTTGAGTTCAGATTCGTTAAGTTTTACTATTTTCTTTGCCATTTTATTTCAGTCTATATCAATTATTTCTTAATATCCTGTTGTTTGTGTATTTGAATAAAGTATCATTTTTGCATCCGGATTTGGGTGAACCAATGCATTTCTTCCTACATCTCGGAAATTATCGAATTTTCTGAATAGTATTTTTGCGTATTCAAAGTTGCGTTCTTCCTTATTAGGTATAATAATATGTAGGCCACCACTTGGTGTTTCATATTCATCTAATATACTTATTTTGCACATATTAAGAATATAGTGCACCTCATCCCAAACATGTTTGTCATTGGTGTCGATGTCTATTACAAGACGAAGTCTTTGCCCCTTCCAATTAGGCCCGTCTTTTGCTTCACCGGCCACACGGTCTTCAACATGCTCGGCCCATGGTTTTGTAGTTTTGATGAATTTCACCCGTTCATCCGTTTGTTTCCGTGAACGTGCGTTAATGCACATATATGCACGTGCGTTGTTTTTTTCACAGATGTCGATTATTTCCGGTTTGAGCTGCATGAGTTGCTGTGCGGATGTAATCCTATAACTCCCAAGATACCAACTTCCATTTCTATAGTTCCCTTCACGTTTATCATCATGCATGTTGTCTTTCCTGCGTTTGATGATTTGAACAAAATAAAAATCATCATCCGGATTCTTGAATTCAAGGTATTTCTCGATTCTATCGAAATTATCTATCTTAGTCTGTACTGATTCCATAATGGATTCACGTACCAGTTGCTTTATGGTTTCCTTGAGATTCATTGTTTTTGGAGCATTTCGTTGATTATTTCATGAAGAGCATCTTTTATTTCCTGTTCGTTAAGTTTCCACGCTTCATCTCCAACATCGTCGCTTTGGAATGCGGGTGCACCTTTTAGGAATCCGCCTTTTGCTTTTACCCAACCACGGTTTTTATGTTCTTGTCTTACTAACCATTTCAACTCGTTGTCCTCATTATTGTAAACGGTCTGCAATTCATCACTATCCATTTGTGAAACGGGTTTGCCGTTGAGTTTTATGTATTTTGGTGTCAATCTTGATTTTATTGGGAAAACTGCATACTTTTGAAAATAGACCGAATCAAGGAGTGCCGTTTGCTTCTCAGTGAACGGGTTGTTGTCGAGGTTTTTGTAAAGCCATAGGCAGTACTCCGGATTCTTGAGGATAATCTCCGATATTCGGTAGCCTTTGTATTTCCCGAAACTAAAAACATCGTTTGATTCGTTTATCGCTATCTTTTTCTTCATGTGTTTCGTAAAAGTTTTCTCCGGTTTTTCTGACTTTCTTTTGGTTTCAGTCCATTTTCTGAAAAGTATATTTCCGGTAAGGTATGCCTCTGATTCAAGTTCATCGAGTTTTGAATCCTGTCCAAGTGTATCACCGTTATATCCTGTAAGTCTGCCTTCGAGGTTTTGGTGGTGATGGACGTTTTCGTGCGATATTGAACGCATTACATCCTTCAGTAAACGATTATTGACATAGCATGTAACCGTTTTGGTTTCCGGGTCGTAATAGGCGGTTTTACCGAGTAACGGATTTTGGTTTTCGTTACTGATTCTGTACTTTGGGAATGGCCGAAGTTTACAGCCATTGACATCCATGAATTCAGCCAACTCACGTATGTATTTCTCGTAGTCTGTTCTATGTGTTTTTTCAGCCATAATTAACTATAAATAGTCTGAATGTTAATAATAAACAATCATCGTTAATTTTCGAATGTTTGGATAAAGGTGTTTTGTTGATATTTTAAATTTGGATTGGATTCGTCTATGTGTACACGCACAACCGTGTGTTTTTTCTGGAAAAACCTTATTAGGAAGCATTTCGATGGTGGTTCAATAGTTTCTTTTTCTGCATGAATGATAACCGTGCGTTCCGTTGTCACGTTCTGTTTTATGCCGATTGTCGATGGATATTCGAGATGCAGGTCTGTATTCATCCATTTGTCGCCTATGGTTGTGTCGAATATGAATTCAGGTTCGCAGAATATTGTATCGGTAAGTCTTATTGTGTCAGCATGTTCGTAATGCGCAATCATGTATTGTAATTCCTTTATTTTTTTATCTTTGATTCCTGATTCTTTGATTGATTGTTTCAGTTTATTTGACACGGAATCATTGAAATAATTCAGTTGCTCAATAGTGAACTGATATTGTATAAGGTTGTTCTGTGCACTTTCTAACTGTTGTTGATAGGCTGCATTGTTATTCTCTGAATGTTCTAATTGTTCCTTCGTGGATTGGTATTTGCTTGCAAAGATTATTATGCCTATCATAAGGGATAGTCCTACGATAATTTCCATCCATGCACGGACGGGTATTTCTTTGGCTATGTTTTTTACGAAATTCCAAATGGTCGTTCCCATAATCAGATAATGGTTCTTGTAAATTTATTGAGGTATTCTTCCGTCGTTGACTATATTAAATGACAGCAAATTGCCATTGATAATTTCTTCTCTGTCGTATTTGACTTTGATATCCACATAATATGTTTGCGGAAGTAGTTGTCTTGTGTCGATATAAAAACAGGCTGAATTGTAGACTACGTCGCATTCGGTCCAAGTAATGACATCGATTTGCCTGTCGGCGGTTTTAACATATAGCCTGTATTGGATGGAATTCGTTGGGACTATTTGGTTTGTTGTGTAGTTTATCTTGCATTCCACATTAACCTTCCTTATGTCACCCTGTTTAATGTCTTCTTTGTTGTTTATTCCGCTTATGGATGGCTTGAATTTGGGCTGTTTCTCCGTGTCAAACGGGAGACCGAATGACATGTAGTTCGAGTTTGACTTTGTTGTGGCCGATAACTCCACATCAGGATAAGTGTTTCCGTTATATTTGATGTTACCCCAAGTATCGTATATCATAGTGTTTGGGCTTGTCATTGCTGACGGTATAGTGATGTCAATGTAATACACACCTTTCGTGGCCTGTTTTACGGGCATATGGGAGCCTTTTACTGTACAGGTGGGGACTTCATCCAAGTTGATGTTGTTACCGCCTATATTGGCGTAAAAATATAGCCTGTTCGGTTTGTCAAGGAAGAAATTCACCCTATCGTCTTTTATCGTGTCGTCGTATGTTGTTTCAAGGTATGGTTCAAAAAATGTGTTTGTCCTGTTTCCGAAGAATCCCACATATTGTGAAACGGGGTCTGTGATGAGTTCATATTCCGGGGCAAATGAAATGCCAAGGCCATAGTTTGGGAGTGTTCCGTCAATAAAGGCATTGACCGTGTTTGTAATATCAATTTCAAACTGTTCATTACCGAAATCAAAGTGTTGCCTTCCGACAATTTCGGTTTTCCCATCCACAAATATACCGGGGGTTTTCCATCGTGTGGTTGTATTGCTATAATACCAATTTGAGCCGTATTCCGAATAGGCGGTCTTCCCTTCGAGGTCTGGTGTTGGGCTAAAATCAAATCCGCGTCCGGCATCCCAATCTTGCGGGATAAGAAATAGTATAAGGTCGAATGATGTGGCACGTTCACGAACTGCCGTTCTGTTTTGATCCGGAAATGGGCAATTAATTTTCGGGAGGTTAATGTCGGATACATTCCAAAATTTAAGCACATGTTTTAATTTTGGTATGTCAGGGTATGTTTTATCTTCGACAAGTGACTTTAGGTTGTTTGTGTCGAAATGGATAAGTGCCCTTGTATGGATGTTACCATAATAAAGGGATATGATTGGGTTTAAGCCAGTATTGGCAAGACTGCCTTCGATTATTGTGTTTGACTTATCCAAAAAAGTGTGTGTTACTAACATTGTCTAATATGATATATATTTTATAAATATTTTAAAACCCAAGTGATTAGGCTTGGGTTGTAATTGGCTTGAGATGAACATGCATATTACCATTAAGGTCATGTTGGATTTTTTCTGGGTAAAATATATTACCTGGACCTCCATCACCACGACCAAATGTAAACTTGGTTTTATCGTATGACCGTTCTATGACACTCATTCTGCACTTTGGGCGCATATGTATTTCTGACGTGACATCTTTTCCATTTATGTAAAAATATAAATCTTGTCCGCCGAATAAATTTTCATTTAATGCTTTTCGCTCAGAAATTATTTCGTTTACTGCATCTTTTATAATACTTTTAAGTTCACTTTCTGTTAGCTTTATTGTTTGTTTCATACATATTGATTAGTTTATTCTGATTGATTTTGAAAGCATATTATTGAGGTCTCCTGAAATTGCATCTTCGTTTGCCGTACTTAAACAAGGCGGTTCTTGGTGGAATGGATGGCTATGCTCTTTGAATACCCTTACAAATTCCTTGAGGAATGCGATAAGTTCATCACCATATGGTAATGGGTGTGCTTTTTGAAAAATTTCTTCAAGGCGTTTATCGTCAACTAATTCTTTTTCGCCTAATTTTTCGATGTATGACGGGGAATCATATGACAGGAGGTTAATTCTATCAGCAACGATATTGATACTACTTTTGAATTCTTCATTCTTTTCGTCTTTGGACTTTTTGTATCTCAATTGAATGTACCCAGGATCAACTGAATTGTAGTTGAGTTTTAATTTGGTGTCCTGCTCGTATGGATTAACTTTATACCCGCAACGGATTTGGGTTTCATCTTCCTTCAGTATAATATCCGTATTTGCCCTACCCCTTAATACGATTGCGTTATTTGGTGGGATTGTTCCTTGGTTGTTTGGGTTTCTCGATGGCGCTTCAAACGGCCCCATTAGTTTTTCGGTGGTTTTTTGACCTTCAGTCACTTGATCCGGGCGCGACAGAGTGTTTGTGTCAAACATTGTACGTCCGTCGGGTGTTGAACCGGGAGCATAATTTAACATATAGTCCTGCATCATCACAGGGCCGACGAAAGTTCGGAAGGATTCCGGTGAGTGTTTTTGAAAAAAGACCAAAACTTTCTCTCCTTTTTTGGGATTCATGATAAGAAGTTTTGGGATAAGTGGCCAACAGTATGGGAGTTGTTCGGTTTTAGTGCTCGGATCATCAATACCGGGTATTCTTACCTTTATTCTGTATCCTTCACTTTTATCGTAAGTTGCATCCCACTCAACATCACATAATGCGAAATTGTAATCATTTAAAGCATCTCGAATCATTATTTAGATTTCCCTTCCCTTTTGTCAATTTCTTTTTTGAGTGTATTATAATATTCAGATAAAGTGCGCATTTCATTGTCCATATTCTGCACATATTCTTTCCATTTGTCAAAACTTTCACGAAGTTCCTTGTTTTTTTCGCTAAACTGTGTTTCGAGTGTTTCGAGTTCCTTTTGTATTTCGGCTTTTGTCGCCAAATTTATATTATCTATCATATTACCTTGGTATTCCTCCGAATTCAGCCAAAGATGTATTATACATTGACAATTGAACCGGACCTCCCGCATTGGCTCCTATCGCCTGGAACGACAGGGCTTTTGATTCCACAACATTATCGGCACGTCCGTATTCCTGTATATGTTTAATTGTTTCTTCAGCCATTATTTTGATAAATTTATTATTCATATTCTCCATTCCACAATCACCTGCACCCGTTTTGAATTCTTTTGCTTCGAGTTTGGTGATAACGGCACTCGTAAGCGCTATTGCGGATAGGCCTGGACGATTCATTATCTCGCACAACAAGAGAATTGGCGGAATGGACGGTGCAGGTTTTCTTGCGGAACCGATGACCTTCGCGATTGATTCGGAAATGTTCTTTATCCAGTCCATGTTATCTTAAGACACCTTTAACACTTGCTATTTTGTCGTTGAATCCCTGAACTGTAACCGGTCCACCCGCATTACCGCCAAAGCCCGTAACAGTAATTGCACCGGTTGGAATCGATGATTCAATTACAGCATTATTCTTAATTTCTTTAATGAGTTCATCACACATAATGTAAACGAACTTGTTGTTCATATTAGGACTCCCATCCGGATTTACGCCCGTATCAAAACCTTCTTGCTGTAACCTTGAGATTACTGCTGTTGATAATGTTATTGCGGATAGGCCTGGACGATTCATTATCTCGCACAACAAGAGAATTGGCGGAATGGACGGTGCAGGTTTTCTTGCGGAACCGATGACCTTCGCGATTGATTCGGAAATGTTCTTTATCCAGTCCATTAGCATTCAGTATTTACGGGTTCGTTATTTTCGGTTTCGTATATATCACTATAGTCCACGTTTTGCATGTTCCATCCAATGGTATTCCCGCCACGTAGTTGGAAACAGGTGATGCATTTACGGAGAAGTTGCTGATAGTACATGGCCTGTTCAAGCGCAAGTTTGGCATCAATTTCCTTTGCGAGGTTCCCGATGAGCCCCATCAGCCATTCTTTAAGCATGCGTATAAATTCATCACGTATGGTTTTGACTATACCTGAAATAAGATGTTTGAAGTTATCTATGAAAGCCATAATGTCGAATGTTGGCTCTCCACCCATAATCTTAAGATTAAGTGCGATGAGTAGATATAATTTAGGGCTTAGCACTGACAGGACAATAACATATGCGAGTGTTTGGACAAGATTATCCAGTATATTGAATCTCCAATCTGCGTTGAATTCCGGATTTCCACCGGGATTATATTCAGGGACACACTGTCTTGTGACCTCGAATATTGCTGATGCGATTGCCGATTGCACTTGTTCCGGGCTTGCGTCTGGTGACAGGCTGTTAAGTGATTGCAGAATTGCATCAGGATTGACCGCCTGTCCAATATATCCATTGGGCGTAACCATAAGACCGAGACGTTGTGATTCTGAACGTTCCATCATGGTATTGTACATGTTGTTATCAAACGTAAAGAAACAGTCGCTTACTACAGTGTCGTCACTGTCTATCATATCATTGATGGATTGACGTATCATATTCTGCACCATACGTTCCTCGAACGACAAATCCAGGTCTAAAGTAATACATCCGCTTAAAGCATCGAGTAGCCTTGCTGTAATTGTTTTTGGCTCGAAAAGTTTAAGGGAGAAAATATAGTCTACATTAAATTGAAGAAGTGTTTTATGATAATAATAGTTGTATTCGATTGGCCTGTACATATCATGGGTATGTTGTGCAATTGAATCATCATAGAGTTCTTTCTTTTTGGTGATTAACGCTTCGTTTGTTCCATTATATGTGCTTTCGTCAAATGTGATTGCCCCCATACCGGATAAAACATCCATAGTATATTGGTCAAGTTCTTTGTTGTGTTTTAATACACCTTGATGTAACAGTTTGGATAATACAGTCGATAATGGCTTGTTACCGTCGATTGCATTGATAATACTATCCATATAACCCATATGGATCTTGTATTCTCTCTTTTTCTCTTTCTGTTCTTCT